ATGGTTGAAGCATTACAATAAAACAATAGAAGATTTTATAAAACGATATGGGAGGAATTATGTCGACAAATAAAGAAACATACGAAGCAATAAAAGAATTTATAAAAGTACATCGTTATTCGCCAAGCGTAAGAGAATTAGGTTCAATACTAAATTTAAGTAGTCCAGCTTCTGTTAAATCAAGAATAAATAAACTAGCACAGAAAGGTTATATAACTTACGAACCAAATAAAAGCAGAACATTAAAAATAGTTAAGGAGTATGAAAATGATTAAAGTAATATTATTAATAATACAATTAATTTGTTTAATAAAAATGATAAAATGCTACAATACAGGAAGATATGAAGATTTTAAAAAAGGTTTAGGTTATTGTGGAATAGTAATTCTAATAACTCTAATAATTATAATTGGAAGTTAATACTTCCTTTTTTTTATTAAATAGAGTATAATAATAATTAGAGATGATAACTATGACAAAAATTACAATATACGGAAAACCACAAGGAAAGGGACGACCCAGATTTGCAAGGCAAGGAAAATATGTTAGGACATATACCCCAGAAAAGACCCGTAAATACGAAGAAAAGATAAAAGACGCATATTTATTAACCAAAGCAAAGAAAATCGATAAGAACCCCATAAAAATGAAAATAACAGCATACTTTAAACCAGCAGAAAGTTTAAGTAAAAGAAAAAAAGAAAATTTAATACTAAATAGGTGGTGTGATAAAAAACCAGATTTAGATAATATAGCTAAAGCAGTATGTGACGCATTAAATAAAATAGCATACGAAGATGATAGTCAAATAACATTTATGATGTTATCAAAAGAATATAGTGAAGAAGATAAAATAGAGGTTGAAATTGAAAGATTATGATAGATTTAAAACATATAAAGAATTTGTATCAAAGCATATAGAAATAAAAATCATATATGAAATGATGACGTTAGAAGAAAGAATAGAATTCAAAAAGTATGTTTATTCATTAAAAATGGGAGAATATAAAAAGAATAGAATATGGGAATATTTAAATAATGACAAGAAAGAAGAATTATTATACGTTATTAGGTGATAAAAATGGCAAGCAAAAGAGAAATACAATTAAAGCAATTAATCTACACTAGAAATGAATTAATAAAAGAATGCAAAAAAGATTTAAAAAATTATAGAAAAGAATTGAATGAAATTCAAAAAAGGAAGGAATACATAAAATGCAAATAGTAAATATTAAGATAAAAGATTTAAAACCAGCAAAATATAACCCAAGAAAAGAATTAACTCCAGAAGATGAAGAATATAAAAAAATAAAAAGGAGTATAGAAGAATTCGGTTATATAGAACCTATTATTATAAATAAAGACATGACAATCATAGGAGGACATCAAAGAGCAAATGTATTAAAAGATTTAGGCTATAATGAAGTGGAATGCATAATAGTAGATTTAGATAAGACTAAAGAAAAAGCTTTGAATATAGCATTAAATAAGATAACAGGAGAATGGGACTACACTAAATTAAGTGATTTATTGCTAGATTTAGATACAGAAAACTATGATTTAACATTAACTGGCTTTGATACTTTTGAAATAGAAAATATGTTAGCACCTATAACTGACGGAGAAATAGAAGTAATAGAAGATAACTTTGAAGTTGAAGTTCCTGAAGAACCTAAATCAAAATTAGGAGACATTTATCAATTAGGAAATCATAGATTGATGTGTGGAGATAGTACAAGTGAAGAAGACGTAGCTAAACTTATGAATGGAGAAATTGCAGATTTAGTGGTGACAGACCCACCTTATAATGTGGCAATAGGAATTGAAGATATAGAAGAAGCAAAAATAAGAAAAAGAAGAACTGATGGACTGCTAATACAAAATGACGCAATGGAGGATGAAAAGTTTTATAATTTTCTAAAAAAGGCATTTGTAAATATATACAATAACATAAAAAGTGGAGGAGTATTTTATGTTTGGTATGCCAGCAGAGAAGTAGTAAATTTCCAGACAGCATTAGAAAAAGCTGGTTTAACAGTTAAACAAGAGTTGATATGGAATAAAAATTCATTAGTTATGGGACGTCAAGATTATCAATGGAAGCATGAGCCTTGCTTATATGGTTGGAAAGAAGGAGAAGCTCATTACTTTGTGGATGACAGAACTCAAACAACTATTATTGAAGATGAAAAGCAAGATTTTACAAAGATGAGAAAAGAAGAACTTGTTAAACTTTTAGAGGAAATATATAGTGATAAAATAAGTACAACAATCATAAAGGAAAAAAGACCAAGTGTTAGTGATTTACACCCAACGATGAAACCCATTAAACTAATAGCAAGGCAAGTAAAAAATAGCTCTAAAATCGGAGAAAAGGTTCTCGATTTATTTGGTGGTTCAGGAAGCACATTGATAACCTGCGAGCAATTAAACAGAAATTGCTATATGATGGAATACGACCCCCACTATGTAGATGTAATTATAAACAGATGGGAGCAATACACAGGAGAAAAAGCAATAAAGCTAAATTAAAAAGGAGGTGCTAGTAGATGGCAAAAATAGGAGGAAACCCTCAAAACTTTGAAAAAGGTACAAATTTTAAAGATAGACCTGATAGAGCTGTGGAAGCTGGAAGAAAAGGTGGACTAGCTAAAGGAGAAAATTATAGAAAAAGAAAGCTCTTAAAAGAAGAACTAGAATTACTACTTGAGATGATAGATAATGAAGGACATACAAATCAAGAAAAAATCAGTATGGCATTATTAAAAAAAGCAAGTCAAGGAGATACAAGAGCATTTGAAGTTATAAGAGACACAATAGGCGAAAAACCTATAGAAGTACAGCAAGTTCAAGAAGTACCTATGATAAAGGATGATGTATAATGTTTTATTTAGGTTTTATAATTGGTGGCTTAACAGGAATAGCATTAATTTGCATTTTAATGGGTGGGGACGATGACTAGACCATTAACAAGGCGAGAACAATTAGAGTGGTATTTAGACTTCTTGCTTAAATATAAAAAAGAACTCAATAATGAAATAGACGAAGCATTAGATGAAAGTATAGAGGAGTTAAGATTAATACTAAAAAAAGAAATTAAAAAGGAGAGGTGATGTTATGGTTTCAATTAGTGAGATAATAGCACCACCTTTTTATGAAGCTCATAGAGATTTAAAAGAAAATAAGTACACGCACTATTGGTTCCCAGGAGGTCGTGCTAGTTGCAAATCTTCATTTGTAGGAATAGAATTGCCTTTCAGAATAATGCATGACGCTACAAAAGGAATAATGAGCAATGCAGTAGTTATGCGTAAAGTAGCAAATACTTTATACGATAGTGTCTACAATCAATTATTATGGGGGCTTGAAAAACTAGGTGTACAGCAATATTGGAAAGTAAGTAAAGCACCTATGGAAATGACATACTTGCCAACAGGTCAAAAGATAATATTTCGTGGAGCAGACGACCCTCTAAAATTAAAATCAACTAAATTTAGAATTGGCTATTGCAAATATTTATGGTATGAAGAAGCAAGTGAATTCTTTGGTATGGAAGAAATACGTAATATCAACCAAACGTTTATGCGTGGTGGAGATAACTTCGCTGTATTCTATACATATAACCCACCTAAAAGCGTAAATAATTGGGTAAATACAGAAGTATTGATAGAAAGACCAGATAAAAAAGTAATCAAATCAACATATTTAGAGGTACCAAAAGAGTGGTTAGGAGAACAATTCTTTATTGAAGCAGAACATCTAAAAAAGACAAATGAGTTAGCTTATAGAAATGAATATTTAGGAGAAGCTACAGGAACAGGTGGAGCAGTATTTACAAATATTACAATAAGACATATAACCGACGAAGAAATAAAACATTTTGCAAACATAAGAGACGGAGTAGACTTTGGTTATGCAGTAGACCCAGTAGCTTATGGTCAATGCAATTTTGACAAAACAAGAAAAAAACTATATATTTTTAATGAGGTATATAAAGTCAATATGTCAAATAAAAAGCTCCACGAAGCAATATTACAGATTAAATTAGGAAATGCTCCAATAACAGCTGATAGTGCCGAACCAAAGTCAATAGACGAATTAAATTCTTATGGTGGCATAAGAGTAAAAGGGGCTAAAAAAGGACCAGATAGTGTAGAATATGGTATTAAATACTTACAAGACCTAGAAGAAATCATAATAGACAATGTAAGATGTCCAAATACAGCAAGAGAGTTCACAACTTACGAATATGAAAAAGATAAGTATGGTATATTTAAAAGTAAATTCCCAGACGCCGATAACCATACAATAGATATGATAAGATACGCATTAGAAGACGATATGTTATTAAATAGAATGACGTTTGGTTATAGAAAGATAGTGTAATTATGAAATATAGCGTTATAGTACCAACTCATAATAGCGAGAGTTATATACAAGACCTGTTATGGACGTTAATGGAACAAATCAATTTTGAAAATACAGAACTTATTATCGTAGACAATTTAAGTCAAGACCAGACCGTGCCAATCATAGTAGGAATTATAGGTTATGACTTCTTAAATGATAATGTGAAGTTTTACATCAACTCAAAAGAAAAAGATTTAAAAGGAACAATAGAAGTTGGAAGAAAGATAGCTAAAGGTAAAAAGATTATCATTAGACAAAAAGGAAGACTACAAAAAGATTATTTAAAAAAAAGGGGTGTTGTAAATGATACAAATTAGAGACGTTAAAGAATTAAAACCTGAAGACATCGGCAAATTATACAACATAGTAAATGCTGAATTAATTAAAAGAGAAAAGCTTTATTTAAGATACAAAAGAAAATCTTCAAATAGTGGTTTAATATTCAATAGAGATAAGAACGATAAAACAATCATTACATTTGAAAAATATATAGTAGATATAGCAAGTGGTTATCTAGGAGGAGTAGCTCCACAATTCACGGTCAACGATGTAAAAGATAAAAATAAACAAAATCTAATCAGAAAGTTATTAGACAAAATAGTTGGAGAAGAGAATTATAAAGAGCAAATGGAAATCATAATCGACTTCATAACAGGCTATAATGACGATGGGGCAGAGCATTATAACCTAATAAAAGATTATTTATTATATAGTGGGTGTTATGAAAGAATTTATGAAAATAGCAATAACGATATAGTATACACAAGATTAGACCCATTACAGACCGTTGCATTATATAACTATAATAATGAAATTATAGGAATATTCAGAACGTGGACAGAAAAAGATTTAAATGGAAAAGAAGTTCAAGTTGTAGAGCTAATAGATAGCGAAAAGACAAAAATGTTCCAAGGTAGTGGCAATCAATGGACAGAAATACCTATATATGACGATTTAGGAAACGAAATAAGTGGAGAACATCACTGGGGAGATGTACCAGCAATCGTATGTGAACAAGAAGAAGGAGAAGCTATATTTGAACCTGTAGTCGAATTGATTAAATCATACGAACAGCTAGTTCAAAATACGAGAAATACTTTCCAATATAATGATGACGCTAAATTAAAAGTAGTAGGCTATTCTCCAATCAATGCTATGTATAAAGAAGTAGAAGTAAAAGATGAAAATGGAGAATATAAAACTATACAAATAGAGAACCCAGACAGAAAAGCAGAAGATGAAGCAGTATTAAAGGCAAAAGTGTTTTATACTCCTGACGCAAGTGGAGATATAGGCTGGGTAGAAAAGACCATAAATGATAGTGCAATTCAAAACACACTAAAAACTTACATCGACTTAATTATGATGATGAGCTTTGTACCAAATATCACAGATTTAGGCTTTACTAAAGCAGATAACAATAGTGCTTTACAGAATAAGTATTTCGCTTTAAGTATGCAGTCAATAGATTTAACAACTCAACTAACAAAAGCTTATAAAAGAAGATGGGAATTAATCTTCAATAGAATTAATCTAAAAAAAGGAACTAACTTCGACTTTAGAGATATAGCAATCACAATTCCTAAAAATCTACCACAAAATAATGACGATGTCGTTAATACATGGATGAGATTAAGAGGTCTAATTAGTGATAGTACAATTATTGATAATTTACCATTTGATTTAGACCCAATTAGTGAGCAAAACAAAATTCAAGAACAAAATGAGCAAGAATTTGAAACTCAAATGACACAAGCACAAGCATTTAATGATTTTACAAATCAAGGAGAAAGTAGTATAATAGAACAAAAAGGAGGAAATGACAATGAATAGAGATAGCTATGATACAGCAGAAAGACAAAGATATAACCACGACTATTACGAAGCTCATAAAAGATTAAAAGGAAGAAATAATAGAGCAATAGCAAGAGAAATGGCTAGTATGAATGATAAAGTAAAGCACATCTACAGAAAAGATGAAGGCGAAGAAACATCAGCTGACGGAGCTTTACATATAGGTTCAAGAAAGAGAGACCCAAACGATGGTGGAGGTTCAGACTTCCAAACAAAAGACGGAACAAAATACAGATACGTTGGTGGAAGATGGGTAATCGATAGAAAGAGTTTAGCAAAAACACATTTCAAATGGGCAAAAGATATAATTGAAAAGAGAAGAAAAGAGGGGTATGATGATTAAAGATTATTATTCTACAAGCGAAAGAAAGCAATATAACCACGATTATTACGAGGCACATAAACAATTAAAAGGAAGAAAAACTCCTAAACAAATGGCAAAAGAAATAGACCTATTGAATTCACAAATCAAGGGAGTATTAACTGGTAAAAGTAAAGATATACGACCATTGCAGAAAGCTGGCTATGAAGTAAAATTCGATAACGAAGCTTATAAAACTATTGGAAAAAAATATTTTGGAAAGCACGTTGAAATATCAAATAAAGCAACAAATAGAACTTTGTATTCTGCTTATGGTAGTAGCAATGAAGATAATAATTATATAAGTGGAGTAAAGAAGTCAGCAGGACTTGCTGAAAGTAAATCGACCAGTATAACAAATAATAGATATAGTCATAAAGATATAAGTGACAAATTTGATTATCAAAATTATTTAAATAAACCAGATAATCAAGGTGGCGACACAATCAACGATGAATTCAAGCAATATAAAGAAGATTTAAGATATATAAAAGGTCACAAAAGTGAAGAGAAATTGATAAAAGAAGCACGTGAAAGAGCTAACAGAGTAGAATATAGAGTAGATAGTTCAAAAAGAAAATATGAAGCTCTACATAACCCTGAAAGTATTGCCAGAGGGAAAGAAATAGCAAAACAAAATCAATTAGGTGCAGATTTATATAGCAAGATGGAGAAATTCAAAAAACAGAAATCAACTAGCATTGGCTCTGAAAAAATGAGAAGTACAAATAAACAAGTCACAGATAAAATTCAACAACATATCAGAGATTATTATGAAAACGATGAAGATTTAATTCACGATATGGAAAGTGCTTCACTACCTGGAGATACAAGTTGGAAAAAAGGCGAAAGATTAGTTGAAGGTGGAACTTTCTTAATCTACAATGGTGATATGAGCGACAAGCTTAACGAATGGGGTCTTAACCCACAAAATAAAAAGTATGATAGTCAAAAGAGTTATAATACTTATAAAAGTTTAATGGGCAGAGAGTTAGCTAAAATTTATGATAAAGTAAAAAATAAGAAAGCGTAAAAACTTTCTTTTTTTATGGTATAATAAATATAGGTGATAACTATATGAGCAACGAAGTAATGAAAAGAAAATGGAGCAAATCAGATAAAGAACTCCAAGAATTATTAAAAAAAATAAAAAGAATAAGTTATGTAATGCGAGATAAAATACAATATGTCTTAAATGATTATGATATGCCACACGAAGAATTATTTATGTATGCTTCAGAACAACGAAACAACAGATTTAATATAATTATACAAGAATTTGAGAAACACGCCTCTGTGGGTCTAAAAATACGTAATTTAGTAAAGAGAAAGAAAGTTAAAAACTATGAGTTATTAGAAGCATTAATAATCTTATATAATTTAGAAAGAAACCAAAAACTTATGGGAGAACTTTCTAACACATTAAAAAAAAATACATCCATAGCTTATGATAATGCAATAGAAGAATGCAAGGAAATACAGAAATCAAGAAAGAAAAAATTCAGATTAAAAGAAGATTGGTTATACGAGTTATTGATATTACCTTCCTATAACGGAATGATATGGATGCAGTATATGGAAAGTTTAGCTTACTACTATGCAAATGAAATATTTAAAAGAAGCATAGTAGACATTCAACAAGGAATAAAACCAAATGTTGATAATGCTGATTTAAAAGCAGAATTTGAAAGGCAAGATAATGCATTACTAAAAAGAAAGATGTTAGGAACAGAAGATGTCCCAGAATATATGGACAAGTATTCTGGAAGCATAGACGCATTAAATACTTATTGTATGAATAAAGCAATGCTAGAAGCTTATATAAATTATGGAATAAAGGAAGTTAAATTTGTAGCAGAAGAAGATGAAAAGACAACAAAGATGTGTAAATCATTAGATGGGCAAATATTCAAAATAGATGGTATTAATGAGTATGTAAGATATTCTGCAATGGACGAAGGAATAGTAAATTATACAACAGACGGCTTGCAAGTAGGAGCTAACCTTCCTCCAATCAGTAATCATTTCCACTGGTGCAGGTCAACTATAATACCAATTAGAAATACAAAATAAAAAGAACTTAATGTTCTTTTTTTTCTATCTTTGAAATTTTAAAGTTATTTTAATAAAAAATGCAAATTGACGTTTTTGACAAGAATTCAACGTAGATGTATAATTAAAACGTAATAAAACCATAAAGGAAAAGAACACGATGGGCATAAGAACATTGTGGGCTAGAGGAGGAAATACAATGGAAAAATTACAATTGAATATTCAGTTATTCGCCGATGAAACAGAACCAACAGAACCAACTACACAAGAACCAGAAGAAAAGCAATTATCTTTCGATGATATTTTAGGTTCAAATAAAGATTATCAAAGTGAATTTGATAGAAGAATATCTAAAGCATTAGATACAGCTAAAGAAAAATGGGTAGCTGATTATAGTGCAAAATTAGAGCAAGAAAAAACCGAAGCTGAAAAATTAGCAAAAATGAATGCAGAACAAAAACTGAATTACGAATTAAAAAAAACAAGAGAAGAATTAGCACAAAAGAATTCTGAATTAAATTCTATTACTTTATACAAGCAAGCAAGTCAAATTGCTTTAGAAAAAGACTTACCTGTCGAATATTTAGATTTAATAGATTTTGGAAAACAAAGTGCAGAAACGATTAATTCGTCAATCGACAAATTAGTTGAAATCAGAAACAAAGATATGGAAAAATATTTAAATGGAGCATTAAAAGAAAAACAACCATATCAGAGAAAACAAGAAAGACAAGAATTAGACCCATTTTTAGTGGGCTTCAATAGTTATTTTGAATAAGGAGGAAAGATATTATGGCAATTAATTTAGCAAGTAAATTTAGTCCAGTAGTAGATGAAAGATTTGAAGTTGAAAGTAAAACATCTTTAATCACTAATAAAGACTATGATTTTATTGGAGTAAAATCAATAAAAATATATTCAGTTGGAACAGCAGAAATGAATGATTATGGTAGAAATACCAACATTGGTAATGAAGAAGGAGCTGTGTTCTCAAGATATGGTTTAATTAAAGATTTATCAACAGAAGTACAAGAAGTACAAATGGAAAAAGACCGCTCATTTACATTTGTTATTGATAAAATGGATGAAGATGAAACTTTAGGAGCTTTAAATGCTGGTAGTGCATTAGCAAGACAATTAAGAGAAGTCGTTATTCCAGAAGTTGATAAATACACTTATGCTAAAGTATCAGCTAACGCAGGACATACTGAAACTGAAACTATCACAAAAGACAACGCTTACGATGCAATCGTAGCTGGTAATGAATTTATGGATGAAGCAAAAGTACCAACAGAAGGACGTGTAGTTATTGCAACACCTAAATTCTATAATTTATTAAAGAAAGACAAAACAGCAGTTCTTGAAACTGAAATTGGTCAAGATATGAGAATTAAAGGAGTAGTAGCTAATATGGACGGCAACGTTATTCAAAAAGTTGTTAGTTCACTATTACCAGAAGGAACAAACTTCATTATGGCACACAAAATTGCTACAACTCAAGCTATTAAATTAGCAGAATATAAAACTCATACAGACGCAGTAGGAGTTAGTGGTTCTTTAGTTGAAGGACGTATCTACTACACAGCATTTGTTAGAAACAATAAGAAAAATGCTATTTACGTAAGTTCAAGTGCAGTATCTGAATAGGAGGTTTACATCTATGAAATTAAAGAAAGATGAAGCAATTCGTATAATATCGGACGCTGAAACAATCAAAATATTTCAAGAAAATGGCTGGGAAGAAGTAAAACCAGAAAAACCTTCAAGAAATAAAAAAACTGAAGAAGAATAGAAAAGGAGGCGATACTTATGTTTGACGCAATTAAAAGAGATTTAGCTGAAAACTTTAGAGGAGACGATAAAGTGCTGTTAGATTTAATTGATGAAGTTGAAAGTATCGCTTTATCTATATCTAACAACAGAATAGAAGTATTAAAACCATATATAAAAAAATGTGTAATTGCCGAGTACCTAGCAAGAGGTGGTGAAGGACTTAAAAGTCTTTCTGAAGGAGGCAAATCTTCAAGCTTTGAAGATAACATCAATACAATGCGAGATAATATCATAAAGAACCATTTAAGGGTAATGAAATAATGCTATTAAGATATTTAAGAACGTACAACTTATATAAAATTAATAAAAAGAAACAATTAAATGGAAGCACGATTGATGAATACGAAATGCTAGGAGCATACCAAGTGCAAAAACAAGACTTAACTACAGATGAAGTAGCGACGAGTATATATGGGGCAGACATAAATAGTATTTATAGAATATCGTCTGTTTTAGGAGATTTAGAAGAATTTTTACTTCCTAAAGTATCAAACAAAGATGATAATATCAGTAAATATTTAATCGGCAATGAATTAGCAATGTATAGAATAAAGTCGGTTAGTGAAGACAAGGTAGACATCCAACGAATATGAAAAAATTACGAATGATGTCTTATGACATTTCAAGAAAATTAAGTAATATTCCAAAAAGTATAGAGCAAGCAGTTGATACAACAGCAAACGAAATACTGGAAGAAGTCGTAGCAAATGCAAACTATAAAAATGGTGACTTTGTGGCAAGTATATACAAAGAACCTACAACTAATAACGGAGAAAAAGTTGCTTCATTTATAGGAAGTAATTTGACCGTTAGTTCAAGTTCTGGGAATGTTTATAATTTAGGTTATTTGCTAGAAAATGGTACGAGAGCACACGAAATATACCCAGTTAACAAAAACTATTTAGCGTTCCAAGTTAACGGAGAATGGGTATTTACAAAGCACGTATCACATCCTGGGACACAACCATATTTATTCTATTATAATGCATTGCATAGTGCTACCCCAAGACTGGGTATGCGAATATCAAAGGCTATAAAGGAGGAATTAAATAAGTGAGAGAATTTGTCCAACAAAAATTGGAAGAAATACAAGACATTGAAATAACTCCTATTATGTCAGATGATATTATAGAAGAAGGAAAAACATATTTTAGTTTTTATTTGACGGAAAACAATTTAGATACCGATTTAGATAAGAACAGCACTAAACAAGTAAACATAGTAGGTTTTCTAAAAAGAAAAGAATTATCTTCTGAAAATACTTTATCAATAATAGATAGAAGTAGAGAAAGATTAAATACTAAATTTAAAGAAATGAATACTATAATTACTTATCAAGATATGCCTACAATAGACGGCATAATAAAAGTGAAAATAAATGGTTATGTTAAATATAATGAGTTAACATATAGATTAGATTAAAAAGGAGGACATATATGGAACAAGACATTTCTTATAGTTTAGGTAATGGGACAAAATTAGGCTATTCGTCAACTAGTGACGGAGAAAAAACTTACCTAAAAGGAATTAAATCAATTCCAGCAATTGGTGGAACTCCAGATGAAGTTGATACAGATAGTTTAGATAATCTAAAATATCATACAACACAAGATGGTTTACAACCAGCAATTAAAATGGAAATTCCATTTAATATGGAAGACCCAACAGCTGAAGCAAATATCAAATTAGTTTATGATTTAGCAGAAGCAGGAACTCCATATTATTGGTCAGTTGAATATACTAACGGAATTAAGGTTCAATTCAGAAGTAAAGTTAGATATTCAATTAATGAAACAAATTCAAATGAATTATTAGGCTTCACAATGTACTTGAGTGCGATTGGAGAACCAGAAACAACTATTCCAACAGGAGAATAGAAGTAAAGGTAGGTGATAAAAAAGTTGCCTATCTTATTTTTTTAGGAGGAGATACAAAAAATGAAATATTATGAAGTTGAATTAGACGGAGAATTAATAAGATTAAGATTAACGAGTGGAGATTGTATTACATTAGAAGAAAAGACAAAATTACCAATTTTAAAATATATACAACAAACATCAATCACTACAATAGCAACGCTATTAATGTATATGAGAAGAAGCGACGTTCCAAATTTTAGTATGAAGGACGCTAGTGCTTTATATGATAAATTTATAGATAATGGTTATACAATGGAAAGAGTAGTTTACGATGTAATTTATGAAGGACTTGTGGTGTCAGGTTTTTTATCAAAAGAGCAGTTGGAGGAAATCAAGAAGGAAGTAGCAGAAGCGAAAGAACAAATCAAGACGACAACGAAAGCTCAAATTACACAAGAATAATACAAGATACTTATAAACGATTAATAAGTTTAGGCATGAATATAAACGACTTGTATGATATGACAATTATAGAATTAAATACAATGTTAGAGTACAAGCAGAAAGGTTTAGCATATAATTTATGGAAGCAAGCTGAAATCATAGCAAGGATGGTCTCAAAAGAACCATACGAGAACCCAGAGAAAGCTTGCCCAGAATTATACCCGCCTAAAAAGACTTATAAAATGCCTGACTTCTTAAAAGATAAGAATAAAAGGAAAGGGGAGGTGAAGAAATGAATAATGAAAAATATGGTATAGATATAGAAGTCAACACCAAAGGTTTTCAAAAGACAATGGAAAAAGCAGAAGAAATTGCTGAAAAAGGTGGCGACTATATCGAGAATTATTTGAATAGTATAAATCTTGATAAGATAGAAGTAGCACCAGATTTAAATTTAGAAGGACTTACTAAAGGCTTTAATGAAATCGACCAGAGAATTCAAGAAATATCTAGTTTGTTAACAAGCCCACAAGATTATGGAATTACTGACAAATTCGCACAAGCTTTAATGGAAGAAAGTGCTATTTTAAAAGCAAATGAAAAGATATATGCTAACAGAATAGACGAGTTAAAGAAGTTAGCTCAAGCAACTGAAGAAGCTGGCGACGCTCAAGAAGAACTCAATGACAAAAATAATAGCAGTGGTATGGGTAAAATTGAAAAAGGCTTCAAAAGTGCAGTTAAATCAATAAAAAGATTTACATTATCATTATTCGGAGTAAGAAGCGTATTTACAGCAGTTAATAAAGCAATGAGTACATATATGCAGAACGACCAAGAATTGGCAGATAAAATGCAATCGATATGGACAGCTTTAGGAGTAGTATTAGCACCAGTTGTTGAATATATAGCAGACCTAACTTTAAAATTATCAAAATATGTTCTTTACATAATGCAAGCTTTAACAGGAGTTGACTTATTAGAAAGAGCATTAAATAAAACTCAAAAACAATTGACAAAATCTTTATCAAGTATGGATGAAATCACTAACCTATCAGAGCAATCAAGTTTAGCTACGCTACAAGATTTATTGAAAGGTGTAGATATAGATACTTCGTGGGCAGATATGCTTGTGTCAGTATTACAACCAATCTACAACATCATTTCAAAAATAGTTGACTTCTCAATTAAACATCCAGCTGTGTTGGCAACGATATTTGGTACTTATGCTTTTTTATCAACAGCTTCAACCATAATTGGTTTATTCGGAGGAGCTTCGTCAGCGACAGGTTTAGCTGGAATATATGGTTTATTATTACTAATAGGAGCAGTGACTTTCTCTGGTTTATGGACACAAGTAAACAATATTAAATCAGCAATGGACGATTTAAAATCTTCTATAGCAGGCTTGAAAGAGCAAATATCAGGCAACCTAGAGCAAACAAAGACTTATGCTGAAAAGATTGAAGAAGCTTATGACGATGGAAGTTTAAGTGTAGAACAAACTGCCCAACAAGCAGAAAATTTAAAAAGATGGATAGAGCATGACATTACAAGACTTAAATATCTAAAAGATACAGATTGGTATGGAAGCAACGCAGATGGTATTGCAGATTTAGAAGAAGAAATAAATTTATATCAACAAACGTTAGAGAAATTAACTGGAGAAACTTATACAATTGAATTAGACGTTGATACATCTAAAGCAGAGACAAAATGGTATGATTTCTTCAACCCAATCAAAAGTTTTCAAGAAGCTACAAAATTACCAGAATTAATCGGTGAATTATTAGTAAAAATGTCGTCAAAAGGAACTTCTGTTAATAGCTATGACGTCGGTACAAATTACGTACCAAACGACCAATTGGCAATGGTTCACGAAGGAGAAGCAATCGTACCAAAACAATTCAATAGTAAAGAATACTTCTCTAATTTTAGTAATAATAGCGAAACAAATGAATTGTTAATGGAACTAATAGAAATCACATCAGATAATTCTGATAAAGTACCAGTATTTGAAATGGATGGCAGACAATTTGCTAAAGCAACTTACCAATACTATACAGACGAAGGCAATCGTTTAGGTGTAAGTACATCAATAAAAAGGAGTTGATAAATTATGGCATTATTACAAGCTTATGTAGATGGTGTATGGAAAGATTTACCAACTCCAGCACCTGAAAATTACGAACCAACATATACGCATTTGGAACGCTCATATCAAGATAGCACAGGTTATCTACATAGAGATATAGTAAGAAGGAACAGAGCTAAAGTAATATGTGGTTGGAATTATTTAACTGGCGATGAAATGGACTTATTACAGACTTTATACGATATGGACTACTTTTATTTAAGATATACAGACAGACATAACAATAGAGTAGAGAAGAAGATGTACGGAGGTCCAATCTCTGGGAAAGCTAAATTTATGGACAGAGCAACATATAAAATAACAGCTAACACAAAAGCTAGTGCGAACTTTATAGAATATTAGGTGATATTATGGCAAGTGATAAATTTAAAGAAGCAATTAAATCAAATAATCGAGAAATCAAAGGTTATGTTGAAATTCTTTATGTTGATAGCGAAGTTAAAAATAACGCTTCGTTTTCAACATCCATAACAGCGTATGATAAATCTAATTTAGGAGAACTATTCGACAACGATAGAAAAGGAACAGATTATGCTTCATTTGAAGAAGGCTTCTTTCGTTTAGATGGTTCTCTTGCTATATTAGATGATACATCCAATACAGGTGTAGGTTTTATAAGTAATGATATATTCGCAAATTTAACTGATAAATCATTTACAATAACAACAACCAGTGATAAAGAAGTCGAAGGTATGACTTTATACTTTAACGATAATATTCCAACAGATTTAACTATAATTATAAATGGTACTGATACGTACAATATAACGGGTAATTCAAAGAGATTTATACAAGTTAAATTCAATAATAAGACAGCAGTAAATAACGCTGTAATCACAATAAATAACGTCGAGAGACCAGACTGGAGAATAAGACTACAAGAAATTGACTTCGGTCTATCAGGTTTATATGAAGGGACAGATTTAATTGAATTTAGCATAACTGAAGAAGTTAGTAAATTAGCAGAAGAAATGCCAATTAATGAATTTAGTGTTCAAATCGACAACTATAGCAAGCAATTCGACCCAATTAACCCACAAGGCTTGACAGCTTATTTATCAAGTACAACGGTCTTGAGACCTTACATCGGAGTAAATACAGATACTGGTGTAGAGTACGAATATATGGGCGAATATTATCTTTATAAATGGGAGAATAATAGCGATGGTTCTACGACTTTTGTAGGAAGGAATATTCTGCAACAATTAAGTCAAGAACAATTGCTAGACGGAAGTGGTACGTTCTTCAAAATATTAATGAGAAATGAAGAATTCTTAAACTTCGTAAACTCAAATTATAACTATAATTTTTTGCTAAATACAGGACACGATGGATGTGGAATGACTTATGCTGTAGATTATACTTATTTGAAAGACTTCTTATTAGACTACGCATTAAAATCAGCGTCAATCATTTATGCCGATAGAGATAATACAATACACATAGAGCAAATAGATAGTACAATAAAAGATACACTAGCAAGAACAGATTTAATTGATAATGCTATGTTTACAATCACAGATAAAATTAACGTCGTAGAAATTGTAAGACCAACTTTAATAAGTGGGAAAACGAGCTATGGCGAAGATGATACTTATGTAAATGTAGTAAATCAAAAAGTGATTTTATCAAAAGATAATGAAGTATTTGCGATAAGGAATTCAAGTGGAAACATCTTCGGACTTGAAACTTTAACACACGAAGGTGGAAGCGACGCCCAAGTATTAAGTACAGGCTACTATATGGCATTTATACAAGTCACTGGAACAGCTGGAGAAGAAGTTCAATTAACAGGTACAGCTATAGACACACAACCTTCAAGCACAAGTTCAAGCACTTATTATTCAAATAAACAGACAAATGAGGATGAGCATAGGTTCACATTTGATAGTCCATTAAATTATGGCTATAGTGTAGATTATTTAGGCAATTATATATTAAATCAAGCATATAAATATGAAGTATCATTAAATTACATAGGTTTGCCTTATTTAACAGCTGGTGATACAATAAATGTAGAAACAGAATATGGTTATAAGGCGATATTTATAACTAAATCGGAATTAAAATTTGATGGTGGTTTAACTGGTTCAATAACAGGAGTTGGTAATTAATGGAATATAGAATTAAATATAGTACAGATAACATCAGTTATGAAGATTTTAACGAATTACAAGATGAAATTATTAATACTTTAATTCCACATCTTGCATTATATGGTTATTCAGTAGAATTTACAAAGCATACTTATGTAGCTAATGAGCTACCATTAATCAGTAATATTTCTAATATAGAAAAAGCTCTTGATACAATGGCGAAGACATTTAATTACGAAGCTACAAATGACAATTACGTATGGCAAGAAGCTAAAGACTGGGAAAGTGGTGGAATAAAATTATTCGGCTATACAGACTGGAATAGATGGTTGAATAATATGGTATTTATTTTAAATTACAAACATAAAGACACGAGTAAAATCTATCTAAAGTTTGAATTATATGACACCCTAGCTGAAGGAGAAGAAAAACAATTATCTCCATTAGTGATTGATGACGAAACAATATTTATGATAGGAACTTGTGGGACTACTCTCTCTTTTAAAGAAAATGCAACAACTGGTAATTTATATAGATATAATATCGAAGAAAAAGAATTCAAAAAGATTGAAGCTCCTGATGAATATTATGTAAGTTATGGTTTAATTTCAATTTACGGAAGCAATATATATTTATTCCGTGGTGGAGATGCAAGCAAATATGGTGGGCTTCCAAACTATCATTATTATAAATATAATTATGAAAAAGACGAGTGGGCTGGAGTTATTAAAGACAATGATGGTTCAGATTATTATTTATATGAGCAACCTTATTTGTTTACAAACCCAATTGAAGATGTAATTTATAGAAATGGCAAGTTCTTATTTAGCTATATTGAAAAAGACAAATATATTAAAAATAGTTTATTAGATTATTATAGAGAATTGCAAGATTATTCAGAAGAAAAGTTAACTTTTATTGAATTTAACCCAAGAACAGATGAGTGGTCAAAACTTAATATAGAAATAACTGCTAACACGAATGGTATATCATACGATGGAACTCACGCCTCACTTACACTAGATACAGATGGTTTTTATGTGAGTGTAATGGTGGAAAATGATGGTAAGAAGTACCCTAGCGTATACAAAATAACAGATAATGGTGCAATTTTATTAACACAAGATGTCCCAGTGGGTAGAAATATATCAAAAATTATAAAATATAGTGGTTATTTATTAATATTTACTTTTGGCATTTATGATGACTACAAACCAAAAATATACGCATATAAAATATCAACAAAAGAATTTGCTATAATAAATATATTTACAGGAGAATATAGAAGTCAGTATGGAGCAAATTATTTCATAGTTGATGATGCTCTTTATATGTATTACAATAAGAGCATTTATAAGACAAGCTTAAATACCCTTGATGAAGTATTTAATCATAATAAATAAAAAGGAGAAAGATAGATAGATGAAAAATATATTAATAAAAGTAAATACAAGAACGAGTAAAGTAGATTTACCTACAGATACAATAGGTATAACTGGAGAAAATCTACAAGGTAAATTGCAATTTAAATTAGACGAATTTATAGAAGGTCAAGCAATTTTATTGGTACACCAAGAATATGACAAAGAAGTACACGACTACTTTATAGAAATGGAGAAGAGCGACGACTTATACGAGCTAGAAATTAAAAACAGCTTGTTAAAAGGCTGGAAAGTAGATTTACAACTACAAATCACTCAAGAAGAAATTGCTATAGGAATTCCAGTATTTAAGAGTAATAAATTCTTCCTAAAAATAGGAGAAGAAATTAATGCCACAGAAACTATTCCAGATGAATACCCTACGTGGTTAGAAACAGCAAATGCTAAAATCTCCGAAATAAATCAAGTAAAAGATGAATTACTAGCAGATAAAGAAGCAGGCTTATTCAAAGGAGATAAAGGAGATACTGGAGAGCAAGGACCACAAGGTGAGCAAGGTGTTCAAGGACCTCAAGGGGAAAAAGGAGAAAAAGGCGACAAAGGAGAAAAGGGAGATAAAGGCGATAGTGCAGAATTACCTGATGACATCGTTATAGATGAGAATTACAATCATACAGACAACAATTTCACAAACGAATATAAAAATAAAATTGATACAATACCAACAAAGGTTAGTGAATTAGATAACGATAAAGATTATGCTACAGAAGATTATGTAGATGAATTGGTTGCTAAAATAAGTCAATTTAAAGTAGAAGTCGTGTCAGAATTACCAGAAACGGGACTATCTAAAATAATGTATTTAGTCCCAAAAGAAGGTAAAGAAAATGATATTTACGACGAATATATATGGGTAGATAGCTGGGAACACATAGGCACTACTGATATAGATTTAAGTAATTACTACACAAAAGACGAAACTCAAGAATTATTTCAACCAATAGGCGATTATGCTTATGTTAGTGAATTAGCAGACCTTGTTAATAAAGACCAATTAAGTAGTTATTATACAAAAGAAGAAGTCGATGAATTATTAAAAAATTTAGATGATTATTACACAAAGGTTGAAACAGATGATTTATTAAAAAGCAAAGCTAATAAAAGTGATATTCCAGATTTAAGTTCATATTCAACTACAGAACAAATCAATGCTTTATTAAATCTAAAAGCAGATGGTTTAAGTTATTCAAATAGTAAACTTCAATTAACAGCTGGAGGTAAAACAATAGGAAATTCTATCACTATTACAGGTGGTGGAGGAGGAGTAGCAGAATATAATGACACCCCAACAGGAATTGGAGTATCAACAATGCAAGGAGCAATTGAATACATCCTTAATCTATTAGGTGTAAGTAATTATTCTGACATCATTAACCCAATTATTCCAGATTATACAGAAACTGAATGGGACTTAATCGATGAAGAAATTGAAACTATTGCCGATGATGTAATAGGAACATCAGCAGTATTAGAAGCAATCGGAGATGTTATTCCAGACAACGAAGAAGTAGAAATGGACATTTCATTAAATAAAATAGAGCAAAGAATAGATAACATTATAAAGGAGGAAGAATAATATGACAGAAAGTGTATCTAAAAAGTTGCAAACAATAAAAGAAGGAGTAGACGCAATTAGAGAAAAATTAGGTGTTGATAATTCTGTATTAATTACAGATTTAGCAAGTAAAATAAGAAGTGGAGAGAATATAACAGGTTTATATGAAGTAAAAGAAATTCCTGACAATAGCATAGGTGTTGACGGAGATATAGCGATTGTATATAGCAGAGAAACTTACCCTTTTGATACTTATTCAAGTTCTTATTTTGGAAGTCCTAAAGATTTAGTTATAGATAATAATATCAGTTATAATGGAAGCACACAAAGTGATGGAGCAAATTATTATTTTCAAAGCGACGATGGTAATTCAAAAGCAGAATTTGTATATTCGTCAATCGATAATAAATACACTTTAACTATTACAGACCCTTCTTTTGAAAGCAAAAGCTATGATTATATTTTCGATGACAATATGTGGAATTATGTATGTAGTGATTTTACTCAATTAGTAGCTAATTTCACAAACGAAATAACACAAAACGGGGGAACAATAACTAACACATGGATGTTTAATGTAGGCTGTCCAACTGGTAGATATAATTATACTGCGACATATAAAAAGCAAAACGATGTATGGGGTACACCAACACATAAAGAAGGCGACATCCTAACATCGTGGATGTATATTGACTACTCTGGTATATATTCATTACAAGCTTCAGCTAACAGCTTAACATACGATGAAAATGGAACTAAAATTAATGTAAGTTTTTATAATAACAGCTCAAATGAATTAATAAATATTGATTTAAAAATTACTTTAAATGATGCGTGGGGAAATCTTATTAAACAAATAGACGTAGAGCAAGAATACAATATTGCCAGCAATGAAGCTTTATCATTAGAATTTAATTTAGGTGAAGAAGATTATACAAAGAACGCTTCTATATTAATCACATCGGAGTATAGTACAAATGCTTAATATTACGTTGACGAGTGCTATAAAATATATTGTTCCGTTATTACTGGGCTATGCAATAAGTAGAATAGAAAGCAGATTAAAGAAAGAACATCTATATAATGACGCTATTAAATGCTTATTGCGTTCCAGTATGACAAATGTCTACTTTGCTTATAAAGAAATAGGAGCAATTCCTTATTATTGTAAACAAGGCTGGTATTATATGTATGAAGCTTATAAAGGTTTAGGTGGCAATTCATTTATTGACGACATAAAGAAAGAAATTGACGCATTGGACGTTAAGAATTAAAAAGGAGTGATAGTATGGCAAATTTAGGAGATAAAATAAAACTATTAAATGATATTGGAAAAAATCTTCGTACTAAATTAGGAAAATCAGAAGATACTTCAATCGGAGATTTAGCTACTCCAATTACTGAAGTAAAAGAAACTTTAACTAATAATTTAGCAAATAAATACATCGTTAAGAATTCTTCTTCAGATATAGTTGAATTAGCAGAAGCAGTTGGCGAAATAACACCTAAAGGAACAATTACCGACACAACGTATAGCAATCTTTCTGTAGTACAAAGATATATATATGGTGATAGAGATAAGATAGCAGATGGTTTAATGTCGCTAATATCTTCCACATCGACTGTGACTTTCCTATTTTCTTCTTGTGGTAAAGAAGGAGATAAATTCGTTTATAAAAACGCATGGAACAAGTCGAATAATTCAAATGGTGGGATGTTCCACGCTTGCTATTGGTCGACACTAGATTTATCAGAATTAGATTTAAAGAACAAAGTATGGGGGTCAAGTAGTACCTCAAGTGGTCTTTTGGCAAATGGAATGATAGAATATTGTTATAATTTAGAGACCGTTATACTTCCTACGAATTTAACTGGGACTATAAAAAAATACAGGATGTTTTATCAATGTGACAAATTAAAAGCTATAATATGGCTTCAAGAAACATTGCCAACATCCATAAATTATGAAGAAGCTTTTAAAGATTATAAAAGTTCAACAGGAGGAAATCTTTACAATGGTACTTGCTTCTTCTATGTATTAGATGATTTAGTTGATAAATGGAAATCATTAATGCCAAACTTTGCAGACCAGATAAAACCTATTAGTGAATATGAGGGGGAATTATAATATGAAAACAATATCAGAAAAGATAGAAACAATTAGAGTTGCTTTTAAAAATATAAGAAAAGCTTTAGGACTTTCTCCAAACTCAAGTGCAAATTTAATCACTGAAAAAATAGATTTAACTCATAAAAAATTAGTTGATAACTTAAATAATAAAGGAATAACTTCAATAGAAGACGAAAGTATTCAAGAATTAAGTGAGAAAGTCAACGATATAGACGCAGAATGGTTTATAAACGACTGCTCATATATGTTTTATGGCGACGATATGGTAAAAATGTATAAAACTTTATTTAAAAGAATAAAAGCTCCAATTAATGCTTATGGTATGTTCTGTGATATCGTTTCTGACGTTTTATCAAGCTATCAGAGTGGCTTCTGTACAGAATTAGAAAACCTTGATATGTCGCAATGTACTGATATGTCATATATATTTAGTAATGCTTACCCAATAATAAGTAATAGACAATTAGATTTGTCAAAATGGAACACAAAAAATGTTGAGAAATTCAAATATGCCTTCAATCAATTTGCAACTAAAAGTAGTAGTTATGCTAAATTAGTCGTGCCTTTTAACACATCAAAGGCAACTGATATGTCATATATGTTTGGTGGGAATTCAATATTGACAGCACTAGATATATCTACATTTGATTTTTCAAACGTCACAACTCTATATCAATTTTTAACAAGCTGTCAAAAATTAAGTGAATTAAAATTACCTGAAACATTAAATTTTGAAAATTGTACTACTATGTATAGTATGTTCGCATATTGCTACGCACTAACAAAAGTTGATTTTTCAAAAGCTACAACTTCAAAAAAATTAACAGATATGGGGCAAATGTTTAGAGGCTGTACAGCACTAGAAGAAGTTGATTTATCAGGCTTCTACCCTTACGGAGTGACGACTTTAAGTTATGCATTTCAAGGTTGTTCAAAACTAAAAAAAATAATATTTCCAAAAACATTTTATGCAATTTATAATTTATCTTATGCATTTAAAGATTGCACATCATTAGAAGAAATAGATTTAACAGATTTAATATCTACAAGAACAACAAACGTACTTTCAAATATTTCTTATATGTTCTCTGGATGTACAAATCTAAAAACAATAAGAATGCCTAAAAATTGTAGAACAACTTCTAATATAACTACAACAAATGCATTTGAAAATTGCACTAATTTGACAGCAATTATATGGGAACAAAAAACCCCAATAAAAAGCTCAAATAAAATGTTTGCAGGCAGTCCAGTAGAGAGTGGTACTTGTTATATATATGTACCAGACGCAAGCGTATCTGCTTACAAATCTTCTTCATTATTTTCTGCTTATGCAGACCAGATAAAACCTATTAGTGAATATTCAGAATAAAAAATAGTTTACAAATTGAAAAAATTGTTTTATAATATACAACAAAAAATTTGAAGGAGGGAAAATATGATTATCAGTTTAATCTTTGGTATGCTTCCAGACGTTCTTTATTATTGGAGTATGTTATTGGCAATCAAAGAGAAAGATAAACATAAATTAATATTCTTTATTTTAATATTCGTGGCATATATATTGCTAATAACTATATGCAGATACGATTATATTCTGTATATGCTATTTGGCATTTGTATATATGTGATATTAAAAGTGCTATATAAGAGCGATATTATAGACCTATTCTTAATAATTATTTTATTTGACTACATGATGATAACCTCGTTTGCAAGCTACTTCCTATTTGATAATTATATACTAGCTTTAATCATTAATAGAATTCTATTATTTATGCCCTTGTTGATTTGCAAAAAGCTTAATAAATGGTATAATATATATAGAAGTTTATGGAATAGGAATGCTAACCAAAGAATAAAGAGTTTAACTTTAAGGAATATTAGTATATTATTACTAAATACTACAATCGTCCTTCTTTATATAACGCTAATAATATCTTATAAATTTATGATTTAGCGAGGTGATGATATGAATTCTATGTGGTTCTTCCTAGATGAAGATGGAGAATAAACTTCGGTTTATTCTTTTTTTTGGAGGTAATATGGAAAAATATTGTAATTTAAAAAGTTTATTATTCAACATTGCAGAAACATTAATGCTAATTATAATGGCACAAGCATTAAAGATAAGTGATTTAAATACTTTAATAATCTTCTTCACATTTGAGGTGGCGAGATTTTGTTTTAAACTACCAAAGCACTATAAAAAATGGCAACAATGTTTGATATGGACATTATTAATTTTCACTAGTCTTTTCGTAGTGTCAAGGGTCGATGTGACTGTGGGAGTTATGTGTTCAATCTTTACAGCATATATTTTAAGTGGTAAAGCAGATTTAAAAAATATCTACCTATGGACAGGAAGAAATAGCAATTGTAGAGATGTACTAGAATATGTCAAATTTAATTGTGAAAATAAAAAGTTAAAAGAATTTGAAGAAAAGATAAGTGAAGAAGATAATTTTACATATCTAATTTATAAATACAGATTTAAACAAGGTTTATCATTTAATAAAATATCAGAATTATTAGATATAGATACAGCACGAATTGCTGAAGTTCAAGAAAAAATAGCATTTACAATTAGAGTATATATAATGAGATAGAAATATCTCTTTTTTTTATGCACTCGACTAGAAGCACATATTTTATAGATATAAAATTAAGATAAGAAAGGAGGAAAAATAGATGTGGTAGCGTCAGTACGCAGTATCTATTATTCCTTCTTTTTATATTTTAGGAGATGAGAATAATGTATGGGAACCCATATTTAAGTAATCAGTTCAATATTAATAACATAGATAAACAGATTAGTGATTTACAAAATCTAAAAGAAAAATATCAAAATATGCAACAACAACCACAAAACGTTATCAACATCGGCAATACATCCCAAAATGAATTTGAAGCACGTTTCATAAACAAAACAGATGAAGTGGAGAATATACCTATTCAGAGGAAAACGGCGTTCATATCGCCTGAAAATGGGTATTTAAAAGTAAAAGAATTAAATGGAGATATTACAACGTATGAATTAATACCACCAAAGACAGAGAAAGATTTAAAAATTGAAGAACAAAATTTAAAAATAAAAGAATTAGAGGCGAAGTTAAATGAATTTTCAAATGCTACAACAAATAATGAAGGCAAAAGACAAAAAAGCAATGATGGAAAATCTAATCAAGAATAACCCACAATATAGTGAAGCGTGGGAGATAACACAACAAATAGTAAATGGTGCAGGTTCTGTTCAAGATAAAATAAACGAAGCTTGCAAAAAGAGTGGAACAGATACAAACATTGTTCAAAAAGTATTAGATACTTTAGGTCTTAAATTTTAGTATCTTCTATTTACATCCAAATAGTTGATATAGATGAATAGAAAGGAGAGAAACCTATGGAAAACACAACTTACGGCTGGATTTTTGCAATTATTATATTCTTTATTGTGGCAGGCTTTATGAATGGTGGCTTCTTTGGTAATAACGGAAATCAAGGAGCTTTAACTCGTGGAGAACTATGTCAAGATATGAATTTCCAAGACTTACAAAATGGAATAAGAGAAGCTAATAATAACATAAATACTGGCTTTACTGGTTTACAAAGAGATTTATGTACAGGTTTAAGTGCTGTTAATTCAGCAATTACTGGTGTTGGCTCTCAAATGCAAACTTGTTGCTGTGAAACGAATAGAAATATTGACAACGTTCGATTTGAAAACGCTCAAAACACTTGCAGTATCATAACTAACGCTAACGAGAATACTCAAAAAATTCTTGATAAAATGTGTCAATACGAAATTCAAGGCTTACGTGATAAAGTCGTAGAGCAAAATAGTATGATACAAGCAAGAGACTTCCAATTATCACAATTAAGTCAAACAGCAAATATCGAAGGTTATATCAATCAATATGTAGTGCCTAGAAGCGTACCAGCATATTTGACTTGCAGTCCTTACCAAAGTCAAGCATTAGCTTTAAATGGTTTTAATGGCTGTGGAAATAACTTAATCTAGTCAATAGACTATTCCTCGAAAGAGTGACTTATAATGGTACCGACATATAAGTCGGTACCTTTTTCCTGATGTCAGGAAAGTGATAGAAAGGAGACTTAATATGAATTATAATGTATCGCCTGTAAAAACTATGATAATAACAAGTGCGACAACTACATCCACAGGGGTAATACTAACGCCAAGTGAAACTATTACATCAGAAGATTTAGTTAATTTAAATAAGTATAAAATGGTGTTAACTTGCAATGTAAGACCAACAGCTAATTTGCCTATTTATATTCAAGCAGAAACAGGTCTTATTCCGTTATTCTGTAGATATGCTTCAAATAATATATTCCCAGACCAATTAAGAAGAAGATACGCTTATACATTAGTCTATGGCAATAATAACGTGTATGCTAGTTTAGGACAATTTGTTCTTCAAAATAGTGTATGCCCAACTGAAGGTAGAGGAACTACGGGGTCAACAAAAACATTAAATGCAAAATCAAAATAACCAATTTGGCTTTCTCGATATTATAAATTTAATATCTTTCATAATAGCTGTTCAGAACCTAAAAGAAAATGAGCAACAGAGTAAGATATTAGAAGAAAAATTAGATAACCAAGATGAAAATTATCTAAAGAAATCTATACAATTATTAGAAGAAAGCATAGAGCAAA